AGATGACCAACCTCGAAACCCGTCAGGATACCCGTTAAATGGCCTCCAGAGGCCGTTGTAAAGCTCGAAATACCCTGCCTATGGGTATGACCACACACCACCGACTTACCATGCCTCTTAGCGGCTTCTAGGGCCGTTAAACCCCCATGTGGCTTAGTGCTCTGTTCGTCACCGTGGACCATTATCCAGTCTTTAGTTATTTCGTATGGCTTACGGTGGAATTTAATGCCGAGCTCACGAAAGCCCATGAAGTTCTCGTACTCTAGCTCTGGCAATCCAATCAAGCCAGGTAGCCTAGATGCTAGGGATTTGTAGAGTCTGTCCGTGTGATTGCTTCGGACGATATGGGTAACCCTGAGGTCGTAAAGAACTTCCTGGCAAGTATTTCTATCACGTCCAATAGTTCCCGACCACTCGTCCCGCCCACTAGACCAACGTGAGATGGTCTGGAAATCGAGCTCATCACCCACGCATAAAACGTCGTCAGGCTTGTATTTTGTGATGAACTTGCTAACGTTTCTAATGGCTTTTGTGTCATGAAATGGTACTTGTAAGTCAGATATAACGACTATACGTTTAATCTTCTTCTTCCTCATCCTCATATGGACTCATGTCGGGATTAGGTATAATCCAATCTGGTAAACGCATTGTTTCTTCTATGTACCAGCGTGCATGGTCTTTATCCCACCCAGCGCGTACTAATGCTTCATACGCTTCTACGACAGCTACAGCCCATATGTCAATAGGCTTTAATGGTTCTTTAGTATGGCGTTTAGCTGCTAGCTCTTTAGCGCGACGCGTTGCGGCTTTTTGTGCCTTTGTTCTTTTTTGTGCCACGTGCGCTCCTATCGTTAGTAAGCAATTCTAGAACCATCTCCTCTAGTTTTTCGATACGCGACACGATATGACTGCGGTCAATTATTAGAGGTACTTCATGGCGAATAATGTAACGCAGACCACCGATAAGGATAGCTGCGATAGATAAACAGGCCAGAACAAAAGCGGCCCAGTCTGTCGGGTTCATCGCCTTCCGAAAGCTGTGTCGTTAGGGTTTAGATACCGAAGGATGACTGGCAGACTCGCGGCCAGAGCTGCATTGACAATCGCATTGGCATCCCAGCCCACCGCTAGATATGTTGCTATTCCTGCTGCCAAAAAGCTTCTTGCCCAGCTTGCCGCTATTGCTTTTAGTTCCTGCATTTGTGTCTCCAGTCAATATGGGCAGATTAAACATACTGCCGTCCTTATCGCCCAGTTTTGTAAAGCTAATGTGTATGTGTGTTTTATGCGGATTTATGCCGCGGTATTTTCTCCATCGATAGTTTCCGACCCAGGAAGCGATTTTGCCGTTAAATATGATATAGCTAATTCTTTTATCAGTTCTGGCAAGTAGTCGAAGCTGATTAGCAAGGTCGAACGTCGCGGATTTGTCGGATGCCAAATTAGCGTCACAGTCGAAGGCACGTACAATCTGTTCTGGGCCCACAGGATTGTGGTCAGATTTAGGACTATGCGCCTTATGTCCTGGTGACGCCGCGGTTCCATCGCTACTTCTATCTCTACTGGGGAACGCATCGTCAATCTGCTCTCTGAGTTGTTGCCCAGCTTTACACAACTTAGCCAAGACCAAGAGCCTTTAAATCTTCAATATCCAAACCTAGAGAATTTAATTTCTGTAAGGCACTAATTTTTTTATTTTCAGCTAATTCAAAAGCCGCTTTTTCTTTTTCCACGCGTTCTAAATCTTTTAAATAAACCTCATATTCTTCATCGTTCATTTCTCGTACTGTTTCTATTTCAGTTGCAGCATCAAAAAATTTAACTATTGGTCTGCTCATTAGTTCACTCCATATACATAGATTTTTCCACCATCAAGAGTACTATCAGCGCCGACAGTAATAGAAGTTATGGCAGAAGAAGTGTTATACGCTCCAATTGAATGTACTATAAATGGCGTGGTATTTGGACTTCCATCTGTACCCCACGTCATTGTATACACAGCTTTATCAGTTGTTGTTCCATAACGATAAACCCAACCACTAGTATAGTTGCCGTCGTTAAAATTAGTAGTGCTTCCATATCTAAAACCCATTTTAAATTGCGTATCACCTTTATTAAAACCGCAGCTATTTGCCGTGCTATTGTTAAATGTTCCAAAACTACCCCAAGCATAATTAGCGCCAGAGTCACCATTAAATCTTAACCAATACTCAACGCCGCTACCGCTAGAACGCGATGCTCCTTCAATGACAAAAAACAAGTGAGTGTAACCGCCTATGGATGAAACAGTTGTGTTACCAGAAATGGTAGTGCCGCCAGAATTTATGAGAGTATAAGCTCCACCACCAGCAGCCGAAGCCCATTTGACTTTGTATGGCGAAACAGTTGTGTCGGCAGTTAAAACTTGTCCAGTTGTTCCAATAGGTAAATTATCAAATGTTCCAGAACCAGTTCCAACAATAATGTCGCCAGCGGCGGTAATTTCCGTTGCCATCGCATTTGTTATTGTTACTGTTCCAGATGTACCGCCGCCACTAATACCTGTTCCAGCTGTTACGCCTGTAATGTCACCAGATGCTCCAATAGAAACCCATGCGCTACCGTCGTAAACTTCTACAGCGTTAGTATCTTGTAAATACGAAACCATGCCTTCAGCTAATACGCTCGTTAATGCGCTTGTGCGTGCTGCTGCACTGGCAAAGACCATCACGGTCTGCTCGTTTAGGTAGGTGTTTACCTGAGCTGCCGTTAAGACGTCACCCGTCTGAAATAGTTTGTAACCTGCACCTGCCATTATTGCTCCTTAGTAGCTTAGGACGTCTTCCCCGATTATACCGCTTACCGCGCTATTTAACACGAAGCCAGCTAATAGGGGTTCTGAAGTGAATAGGGTGGTGACCCAGCTTGATTTAGTGACGTCATGATGAATTGCATTAACTAGGCTGGGCTGAGTAACGCTGGTAGAGCCAGGCATGGTCTTAGTCACCGTAATACCATCCAATAAATCTATATCGACACCAGCCAGAGGCTTGTTCGGGTTCGTATCATCGTAAAGATTGAGCTGGATGCTGTCTATGCGTACTTCTGGGTCTTTACGCGTAGCCAAGATACCTTTAGCCTGATTCAATGCTTCTGAGTCTGTTTGGACAAGGATATTATCCCGTACACCTGAATGTAGAAAGTATGTGTCGATACTTGTCTGGTCATACACATTCTGCGCCGTACCACCTGAGCGTGTAACCGTCACGTCATTTATGAGGTTAGTATCGTCATAAGCGACTATGGCATTTGTATAACTGATATTTGACCCAGTGTCGCTGAAAGTATAAACAGAAGTCGCAGGTCTGGAAATTAGTGAGTCACGGTCCACGAAATTAATAGCAGATTCACCATCTACAAATATACCGCCGAACTCACTATTCTCTACCTGTTGTAAAGCATCCAAAGAGTTTCTAGTAGTCGCGGGGTCTGCCTGAAGGGTGCTCTGACCAGTGTCAATGTTTCGCAGGCTTACAGGCCAATCTATCGCGTCCAGTATGGCATTTACACGAGCTCCAGAAAGTTGACCAGTTGAAGCTCCAGCGACAGTCGTTATGGCCGAACCAGCGAGGAGTTTAAACGCATCTACGCAACGTAACGTAACGGTGCTTAAATTCTCGTTACCTTGCCTAAATCCAGTGTCATAATCTGTTATGTAGCCAGAGAATAAATAATAATCTACGTTAAGATAAGTGGCATAAATAATAATCTGCCGCAACGGAACTAAATTAGGATAATAAGTTCCCACTGGATTCATCGGATTCCAGTCGCCATTTTGGTCATAAAGAATCACGTCTGCACTACCGAACTCAAATTTAGAGGTAATACGATTACGGCCACGGCGGATTGCCACTCTAGTAACTAGGTCAGTTATTTCCACAGGTAGCGTTCCAGAACCTAAACGATTAGTACCAAGTATGCCTTTTGTGGCACTATCAAGTATTAACGGATTTGTCTCAAATGCGGTATTACTGTCAAAGTCGACAAAAACTCTAAGCGTAGGCGCTGGCATTAGATATCAATAGAACTAAGAGTAATCCGCTTACCTGTCTTTTGTATGCGGTAAATGTCGTCTGTAATTTGTTCAACTAAATCGTTCTGGCTAATGATACTGCCTTCTACTACCACGTTTACATTAATTGGATTACCAGATTCATCTAATCCTAATTGTGCGAACAAAGCTTTAAGAGCCTGGTCATTTTCATATGCTGCCAGCGCAGCCGCGGCGGCTTCGGCTTCTAATAGAGCTAATGCTGCGGCAGCTTCGGCTTCTGCGGCGGATGCATCGGCAGCCGCGTTAACTGCTGGAGCAAGAATTGGATTACTTTCCCAATCTTTAGGCAATACAGGAAGTGCACTACCACCTGGCATACTTGGCGGTTGCGTAGCATTATTTAAAGTTCCATTAATATAAACGTTATTAGCGTCTACATCCATGCGTTCTATAGTCGTAACCGTCATAGTCTTTTGGTCTAACTTAAGACCTTTTTCAGCAAATAAAGTCTCGATAGGTATTTTAATATTGAGTTGATTCAGTAGACCTTGTATTTTTGTAATAGTCGCTGGCCAATCAGTAAACGGGTCGCCTACTAATTCATCTAAACTATCAAGTAATAACGCGAGGTCAGCGGCAGCGGCTTCGGCCTTTATTAATTGACCTTCAAGGATAATGGCCCGCTTAACGTCTTCGTCTAAAATGGCTTGCATAAGTTCAAGACGGATTCGTTCTACCTCATTGATTTGACCGCCTAAAGCGGCTGCTATTTGAATACGCTCAAGGTCAAAACGCTGGGATATTTGTCCCAGGATTCCTTCTTCTTTTTTCTTTTTGTTTAACGCTTCTTGAGCTTTGACCTGTTTTTTAGTTAATGCCAATAATTCTTTAGCACGTTTAGCGGCTTCGGCTTCGGCTTTCTTACGAGCCGCATCTATCTTTGTTTGCGCATCTGTTGAGCCAGAAATAGTCATAGGCGTTCTAAATGGCGCTGGCTTAGGCTTGCCCATATTACGAACGTAACCGAACGCGCTACCTAATGGGTTAAATGGGTCAATATTGCGTAAAAGGTCAAGAGCTGTAGAGCCGTAGGTGTTTAGGTCCTTAAATGCGCTTACAAGCATCGCTACGCCGCGTGTGGTATCTGCTACTGCATCTCCGAACGTATCCATAGCAGATACACCGCCGCCAATACCCTGATTGCCTGAGAGAATCTGGAAGGCATCTACAAGACCCTTACCGATTGTTTCTTGCATATTGGCATAAGCCACATTAAGAATGGCTACCTTACCGCTGTATGTGTCTAAATAAGCTGCATTTTGGCCTGCGAATTGTTTAGCTAAAAGGGCCTGAATATCCGCGAAACTAGCCGTCTGTAATTCGGCTTTTGTTAGGCCAGTATTGTATTTAGCGAGGCTGCGCGTATTGCCCGTATATGCCTTACTTAGGTCGCTCGCGACTGAAACGACGTCTTCTCCCGAACCCGCCGCAACATCTAAAGCGAGTCCTAGCAATTCCTGCGATTTACTAACAGAGCCAGTAGTGGTTAGTAAAGACTGGAACGCTGGGCGTAATTTGTCATCTAGTACGCCGCTAGTAGCTTCCAGGTCTGACAAAAACCCTTTAACGCGTGAATCTTCAAAACCTAAACCTAAATTACCTAAGGCTTGTGTTAAACGTGTAGCTGCTCGTTGGTCTTCTTCAAATGCTTTAACTGATGCTTTACCAAATTGGTAAATTTCGCGAACAGATAGAACGCCGACTAAAGTTTTACCAAGATTCTTTAGGCTACCTTGTAAACCGCCTGTAGCCTTCTCAGCTTGCTTAAATCCTTTGTCCTTAAACTCAGATGCAATATCAATACGAATAGCCATTACGCAGCCTCTCTAACTGATTGAGTTCTGGAACGAAATGCTTTTGATGCTTTGTCGATGGCCTTCATGACTGAATCTAATGCCTTACCACTATTGTCAGCGTAAGCCGCGTACAAGATACGGCCACGACCACGGCTAAATTTGTCGTATTGTTTTAATGGTCCGATGCCATTCATAGCATGGACGAAACGGCGGCCTGCGTCTGGGTTATTAGAACGTCCGTATATTTGAGTGGACTTACTGCCGCGGTTACCCATTTGTTTACGTCCGTCACGATTGACACGCCCAGCCCATTCAGCGATGACACCAGATGCATCACTATTAAATAAAGAATACAAAGCCGAAAAACCTTGACGGTTACGCTTTGTTGCTCCCATTTTATAGGTTATTCCACGGCGGATAAGAGCAGCGTTATATTGTGGAAATGAGCGTGTTTTGGACGTGCGGCTATTAACGTCTTTACCCGTATCGTTCCAGTTGTATAAACCGCCAGGTGCAACCCCAGGTATTTTGGAACGAGCGTCGTCGCGGACTTCTTTGAGGGCAACGCGAATTTCAGCGTACATTTCTTTACGCAGGTCAGGCGCGAATTTCTTGAGAGCTCTTTTAAGCTCTGGTACGCCTTCTACCACGACTGGCATTATCCCGCTCTTTCGCCTGTTCTTTTAAGACTTCGTAAAAAGCCTTAAGTAAATCTTTGTCCATGTTAATAAATTCGCTAGGCGCGATTCCCGTATGGATGCTCAGTTGAGCGATTCTATACGTGAAGGAATCGCGCGTTAGCCATTTGGGGAATTGTCCGCCACAACTTCTACAGAAGACAGAGTTTCTAAAAACGCCAGGCCGAAAGGCTTGACGTCTGGAGCATCCGCGCGACGTAGACATTCCCAAGCGAGCCAGTAAATATGTTCTTGTTTTTCATCTTCTCTGAAAGCCTTGTGAAAGCCTTTACGAAATTGTTGTTCAAAAGCATATTCAATCGCTGGTGTAAGAGCATGTCTGCTCTCAGTACCATCGGCCCTAGTGATTATTAAGCTCGCCATTGTTGCCCCTTTGTTAAACTAGAACGTGCCTGAATCAGCTACGGTCACAACAGAGTTTACAGTAAATGTAATGTCCATTGTTGCCATGTCACCTGTCGCACCGTTAATAGGTGTTAGATTGTTTACCAACAAATCGCCACTAAACAATTTGTTCGTTGCAGATACGGCGGTAGCCTTATCCTGGATAAGTTTCCAAGCTACAGTAGTACCGTAAGCGTCTGACAAAGTGTCAAGTACGGAAGCTGCTGCCTGGTCATTCAAGAATGAAATTGTGAGTGTTGCGGACTCAAGACCCTTAACGAATTTGTGCGAAGAATCGCCCATAGCGGTAACTTCTAGTTCGTCAAATGCCTGGTTTAGTGTGACTGAGGTCACATGGTCGGACAAGTCAATAGAAGCAATCTTGACTCCGACTTTATTATTTAGCGTAATCGCCATGATTACTCCTCATCTTTCTTAGGTTGTTTGGGTTCTTTCTTTTCAACTGGCTTAACCTGGCCAATTTTGGCAAGGAAAGCCTCGCGCTCTGCATCGTGTTCAGCCATAGTTAACTCCAATCGGAAAGTATGCTGATTGTTACCTCACCTGAGAGAAGTTCCCCCGCCGTATTATTAAGTACGGCTGGTGCGGTAAAAGTTCCAAGAGAATAAGCCAGAGTCGACGCTTCTAACTTATTGACAATGTTTAAGTAATAATCTTCTATGTTAATTAGGTTTCCCTGGTTATCGAACATAGGTGCTAAAACAATAAGCTTAAAGTTAACCTTAGGCTTTACGGTCTTGTAATGGTCATTGGATGGCTCGATATAAGGGTCACCTGGTTCGATAATAATACTGTTACTCAGAGGACTGGCAGGTGGGAAGGAAAACACCTGCCAGCTCGTGTTATCACTTAGAGCAGCCGCGATTGTTCCACGAAGGGTAGAGATAGCTGACATTACCCGACCTGACCGCCTGGGGCTAAGTGTTCCGCAAGTAAACCGCGTACACGTGCCATAAGGGTATTACCCATACGGTACGGTGAAGGCTGAAAGTCTGGCGAAATGCCACCAGCGCTAGAAGTTTGTCGAGCTTGCCATATATCGACTGCAATCATAAGAGAAGCCTGGCGTACTTCATCTAGTAAAGAAAAATCTGTATATGTATCACCATAAGCGAAACCATATGGAACTAATTCATGGCGCGGCGCTGGTGTGTTGTTGTTTCCTGTAATGTTAAAAGTAACTGAGTATT